ACGAGATTCTTCGGGACAACGTTCGCGGGACGGAGTTTGAACAACTCGAGCGGTGTATCCCGATCACTGGACACCACGGTCTCAAGGGTACGGTCGGGTACAACGTGAACAAGGGGAGTGAGATTGGTCTGTGCATCGACGGTGAAGTGAATGAAATTTTCCACGTCCTCATTCACGAACTCACACACTGTCTCGTCGACGCGTACGATCACTCACCGGTGTATTGGGAAAAGTATAACGGTCTTCGAGCGTTGTGCGTTCGCTTGAACATTTACGAACCCATTCCCACCGAGACACCGTTCTGCGGCATGCATGTCCAGGATAAATAATCTGTGTATACTCCAAATGAAAACACCCGTGTCGACTGTGGCGACGGCCGTGTTCATGTGGGTATTCGTATTCGCTCTCACGATGGTGCCCATGTACACGAAGAATTATTGGGCTAATCTCACGTTAATGACGATCGTCATTCCTAACGCTCTACGACTGATCGTCGGACAAGTTCCCCAGCTCGCCGTGGACAAGGGATTCTTCTTCTCGTCGACGATCATCGCCTTCATCGCGGTGGAGGCGTTGACTCGTGTCGTCAAGACACTCAAGCCACAGATTAAAAAGTACGGCGACGACAGAAAAAAGAGTTTGGAAGTGAGTCTCTTATTTCTGGCTGCGTTCGTTATCGGAGCAGGACTGACGTACATGTTAGGTGTGGACAAATCCATCTACAGTAACATGGGTTGGGAACAAGTACCTTAAGCCTTGAGTACGTAGCTCTGGCCGATGTGGAATAGAACGGCGGCGACGATACCGGTCGCCGCGAGACCGATCATACTGCGACGCCCGGCATCGTTAAGAAACTGGGGAATCATGGTCGCGAGCTTCTCTTGTACCGGTGTGCTGATCGCCGCGGCGGTACAAGCGGACACAATGAGAGCCTGCATCTGCTGATCCGTCAGGTTAAAAGGGTTCTTGGACTCGGGAGCTTTGGGGGTGGGTTCGGCCATGACCGGTTGAGGGGCGGCAGCCATCATCTGCATGGGCATCTGAGCGGGCATCTGCATCTGCATGGGAGCGTTTTGGGCGACATCGACGGGTTCGGGTTGTCCCATGAGTTCGGAGATGGGTGTGGAGTCCATGGTAACTTTATTTTCGCTGACATTTTTTTCCTCGGAAACAAACGAAGTTGAGGGGTTGAGTGAGACCATTCCCGCGTCGGCGTTGTCGGATAAATTCATGGTACGGATGTCCGTCATTTAATAATTTCATATGTTTTTTCGTAAAGAGAAACACGCAGCCTGGTTATTTCTTTTTTGTCACGGTGACGGTAGTCTTTTTATTCGCCTTCTTGGCATCCCCCTCTTGCTGCGACATATATTTTGGATTGTACATCTTCCGGTGGGCAGCCCATAACTCGGGACCACCGACTCTAAAATTTTTACGAATGGTCGCCTTGTACCAAAACACACAATCCTGGATCCTGTTAGACTTGACCGTATTATCTAACACGAGACACTCGTAGTTTTCCGTGCAGGCGTCCATCACTTTGCAGAACATGTCGAAGGATGGAAAGATACCGAAGAAGGACTTGTACAACTTTTCTCTGTTCTGAATGATATTCTCGCGGAGAATGAACACGTAGTCCACGTTCGCTCTAAGTGCCGGTGGAAGATCCATGACGTACTGCATCGTCAACATGAAGAAGATTTTCCAGTGTCGACCGTTCATGAAACATTGGCGAATGCACGTGTCCTTGAGAAACTTCGAGTCGTACATGCAATCGTCGAGTAACATGAAGGCTCCGCAATTTGTTTTACCGTTTCCGACCAACTTACGCTGTCTCGCCATGACACGCTCGATCGCCTCTCGATCGTAGTCACCGTACACGAACAGGTCTGGTATGAACTCCGAGTAGAAATGATTCCCCTCTTCCGTTCCACTGAGCACTATTCCCGCGGGGAGATGTTTCTTGTGGTACATGATATCTTTGACGAGCGTAGACTTTCCTGTGTTACGCTTACCTATGAACACGCACACGCGATCGTCGGTCATCGTCGCGGGGTTGAATTTCTTCAGTTGAAGATTCATTCTACTGTAGTGTCCCGTTTTATTTCATAAAATTTTACTCACACATAGTAGATATGTCCGGGGCTGTGAAACTCGCGGTGACTGGCGTTCAGGATCGTTGGCTCACCGGTGATCCAGACTTTTCGTATTTTCTCACAAAGTTCAAGAAACATACGAGATTCGCCATCGAGCAGATAGAGACACCCTTCGACGGGACGATCGACTTCGGGGAAGAGATGCGATGCATCATCCCCCAGAATAAGGGTGACCTCATCAAGGGAATGACGGTTAAATTTTTACTGACTGCACCAGGTGGAGGTCTGACATACGTCCCCTCCCTGTGTACACGACTCATAGACGCGGTCGACTTGTACATCGGTGGTCAACTCATCGAACGCCTGACGGGTGAGTACATCTACATGCAACAACAGCTCCGAAACACGGATGACGACGTCGAACAGACGCTGTATTTTTTGAACGGTCATGGAAGTAAAGTGCTCGACTTTACTGGGGACTACACGTTCTTCATCGACCTGCCGTTTTATTTCAATCGAGTGCCGTCCCTGTCAATTCCAACCTCGGCGATATCGAAACAATTGGTCGAGGTTGTCATAAAACTGAATCCCCTGGCGTCCGTCATAAACGGGGTCGTACCTGACACCGGAACTCAGGCGGTCATCAAGAATATGTCCCTGGACACCGAGTTTGCGTTCGTGAGTGACGAGGAACGCATGTACCTACAATCGGTACCTCTTCAATATCTCGTGACGCAGGTGCAAGTGTCACAGGTCAGATTCAAACCCGGAGAAACGAAACGAACGTTCATGGTCAACTTCAAACACCCCATTCGGGAACTCTTTTTCATGGGCAAGAAGGGTGACGATCATGTTAAAATTGAACACGTCACGCTAGACTTTAACGACATGAGCGTCGTAGACGCGGATCATATATTCTTGACGTACGAACAACCCTTGATGCATCACGTGAATAGCCCCGAAGACGGGTATCCGTTCGGTGTGTACAGTTTCGCCGACAAACCACACCTTCATTACCCGACGGGTCAGGTGAACATGAGTAGAATTTTTCACAAACGCATGTCCGTGGAGATTGAACCGACCGACGAAGAAGTCATCGTTCGGATCTACGCGAAGAATTTTAACATTTTACACGTCGAGAGCGGTCTCGCGGGTTTAAAATTTTAAAGGTGTATAGTAGTAATGGCTGGGAGAATTCAGCTTACGACGAAGGGTGTCCAGGACATTTACTTCACGGAAGAACCAGACTATTCACATTTCGTGCAGTTGTTCAAACGACACACGAACTACACGACCCAGTTTGTGAACATAAACATCGACGGTAAGGCTGAGTTTGGAAAAACCGTACGCGTGACCATACCCAAGGACCAAGGCGACATGATCAAAACGTTGAGTCTGGATGTCGAACTCAACCCATTCGAGGATGCGGATACGACGCGAATCGGGTACGTCGAATCGATCGGTCACGCCATGATTGAATACGTCGACATGTACATCGGAGACGAGAAAATTCAACACATTCCAAGCGATTATCTTCAGATCTATTCGGAACATGCCTACACACAGACGAAACAAAAAGCTCTCGGGAAGTTGATCGGTAAGTACCCCGATCGTACATCCGACGTCCCCGTCGGGAGTGGTGTCATTCTGGGCCATCTCGGTCCAGCGACGACTCGACGAAAACTGTTCATCGACATTCCGTTCTATTTTTATCAACGTCCCGAACTCGCCGTACCTTTGTGCACGATGTGTTATCAGGAGGTGACGATCGAGATTAAGTTTAGGGACATCAGGAATTGTGTCGTCAAGACGGATCCCCCAGTGGATGATACAGTCCAGACAGTCACGTTGGATTACGAGGTTGAGTCGAGTGAAATTCTCACGTCGAACATCATGGTCGTATCGAACGACGGGTTGTCGTTCGCATCCAACGTCAACAATAGTATCGAGATCACCGGAAAGACGACGTTCGCGGGTGACGGTATCGTGTCGCCCGCGATGAATATCATCGTGAACTCTTCGGGGATTTACCGTTACGAAGATGATCAGTGGGTACAAAAATCATCAGATAGCGTTTCCGGGGAAGTCCAATTTTCCGATGACGGAAACGTTATCGCTCAAATAGGTCTCGGTCTCTGGGAATGGGACGGGACAGGGTACGTTTTTAGAAGTGTACCCACCATAGCCGCGATTTCACGGGACGGTTCTTCGTATGCACTAGATAACCCTTCCTCGGTGGAGGTAATAACCTTGAGTACAGGTGTACGCGTGGGTGAATTTATAGTAAAGGACGTGTTGGATGTTACGCATAAAATACGTCTATCTTTCGATGGTTCAAAATTATTTATTGCCAGAGACGGAACGGTTTTCGTATACGTATACACAGGTGCGTGGTTGAGATACGGACAAGACATAAATGCATACGAAACAGATGAGATTGCAATCACCTCAAGCGGAACGTCTTTCTTTGTATATAACGTGAATGAGATATACACCATCGGTGAGGATGAAAAGAGCGGTGTGGGTATACTATATACGTATGACATAAATACTTCACAATGGATCGAAGTGTATAGATACAGAGGTGTGGGAGGTGAATATGTGAGCCTCGACGATTCAAGTATCATACTCAGTATCAAAAGGTCATCTACAGAGACGGATTATATCAAGCTTCGACAGATCACTCGGTCAGTTGAAAATTATGATGACATCATCATCAGGGGTGTCGAAGATATCGCGGACATTGGGAGTAACGTGTATGGTGTGGGTTATCAGGCTCTGGGGACAAGTGTTCGAGAAGCGGAGATCTTCAATAAAGACACTACATACAGTTTAAATGATACAGGGTTTATAGATGGTCCAATTAGTGACATTGTAATCTCAAATAATGGACACACATATTCTACCAGGGTGGGGGCATTCGCACGAATCTACACGAGATCTTCTGATATTTCCTCATTCAACGAACCGCGTGATTCCACTAACCCCAATGGTATATTTTCGATTCAGGGTGGTGGAGCCGTAAGTATAGATGAGATTGTTGTTTCAGGTCTGGGTAATTATATTTCTATTATTGATAAAAGTGCTCGCCGTATATTCACATACACGATTGTCGATTCACGTAAATACAAAAACATATTTTATGAAGACATTAACACACCAAATTTTTATAGCTATATAGATGGTGAGAATATTCAATTCTCAGACGACGAAACGCAGATGGTCGTATACGATGACTCAATTAGAGTGTATTCAATTACAGGTTCACTCGTGAAAACCATAGAGGAAACATCGTTTTCATTTCCCATATATGCCGTATCACGTAATCTGACCCAATTTATCAAATATGACACGTCGAATGAAATATTTCGTGTGTATGCAATCAAGGAAAATGATACCATCGTGTCCAGTTTACCATTTACGACGTTTTCTAACGTACTCGCATTTTCCTTTTCTAAAGATGGGAATACATTCGCTATTGTTACATCGACGTTCACTTACATATACACGTACGATGGGAATGGCTGGAATTTCAAGTCATCCCTGTTTGTGGGATTGGGGACGTTTAAAAAATTTGCCATGTCGGACGATGGTAATACTTTATCATACGTGTCGAGCGAATCCCCACCGGATCGCACAATCATAGTTATATACACGTATGAAGATCTGACTTGGAAACGAATCGTCCAAGAGAACGATACCAGTACAACCAGTAC